GAGCACGTCAGAGGCGCAGGGGTCCGGGCGCGGCGTCTGCGATCACGGCGACCTCGAAGCGTGGGGCGGCGGTCACTATGACTGCGGCGACGGCTTCCCGATGGACTACGTTCTCGACAAGGCGGGCGGGTCGGCCAGCAAGCCGCCCGCCGGATCGGGCGGCAGCGCGCCGCCGCTGAGCGTCGACTACTTCGGCCCCGCCTACGGCCACAACTACACCTGCGGCGACGTGCGCACGTGGCAGCAGCAGATGCAGGCGCGCGGCTGGACGGTCGGCGTTGACGGCAAGTACGGGCCGCAGTCAGAAGGCGTCTGCGAGCAGTTCCAGGCCGAGAAGGGCCTGAAGGTCGACGGGCTGGTCGGCCCCGCCACGTGGGGCGCGGCCTGGACCGCGCCGCTCACCTAGAACCCTGCCGCCGCGTAGTCGCGCTCACCGCTCGGCGCGGTGTGCCGGATCGCCCGGTCAAGCGCCATGATCGCGGCGACGATCGCGTCGATCTTGTCAGCGCTGCGCGCCTTGTCGGGTTTCACGTTGCCCGCCGGGTCGGTGCGGGTGATCAGGTTGTCAGCCTGCCAGCGCGCGACCGGGTTCGCGCCGTGCCGGTAGCGGCGGTCAGCGATCAGCCGCAGCAGCTCCTTGGTTGGCCCCGACATCGTGGCGAAGCCCTGGCCGGTCTGTATCAGCGGGAAGCCTTCCTCAATCAGGTCGCTGCTGAGCTGCGTTGCGCCCCAGCGGTCGAACGCGACCTCTCGCAGGTCGAACGCCTCGGCGTCGTCGCGCAGCGCGACCGTGATCGCGTCATAGTCGATCACGTCGCCGTCGGTGACGGTCAGCAGCCCGGCCGCCTCCCACGCTGACGCCTTGCCGCCCGTGCGCCGGTCGAGGTCGGCGAGCCGGTCACGCGGCGCGAACACGCGCCACAGCACGTCGTGCCCCCCGGCGCCGTCCGGGAAGTCAAGCACGTAGCTGGCGAGGTCGATCGTGCTCGCCAGGTCGAGCCCCGCATAGCACTCGCGGCCGGCGAGCTGCTCGGCGCTGGCCGCGTCGGGTGCCTCGTCCCAGCGCCGCAGGTCGACCGCTCGCCCTGCTCGCTGACTCTGCTGGTTGAGGCGGTACTGCCGGAACGCGCGCTCGGCGGCGGGGTTGGCTTGCGCCTTGGTGCACTCGTCGCGCAGGATGCGCGGGTCCAGGTAGTCGCCGAGCGCCGGGTTCGCCAGCTTCCATGTCGCCTCTTGCGTCCAGTCGGCGCCGACCGGCGCGGCGTGGATCACCACCAGGCGTGACGGGTCAAGCGACGGGTCGGCGAGCACGCGCTCGGACCATTCGCGCTCGGACGCGGCGAACCCGCCGGGGTTGTTGTCGGCGGTCGTGACGAGGATCATCAGCGGCTGCGCGCGCGTGCCGAAGCCGGTGCGCAGCGCGTCGTAAAGGTCACGGTCGGGCTGCGCGAGCAGCTCGTCAATGTAGGCGCCGTGCGGGGCGGTGCCGAGCGCGCCGAGCGCGTCGCCCGCCGCGACAACGAAATAGCTCGCGGTCTGCTCGTCGTAGATCCGCCGTGCGCCAGCAGCGACGCCGAGCCGAGCCGCCAGGACGGGCGACAGCGTGACCATGCGCGCCGCCGCGTTGTAGGCAAGCGCGGCCTGGTCCTTGTCGAGTGCCAGCCCGTAGATCTCGGCGGCTTCCTCGTCGTCGGCGACGAGCAGGTACAGCACCAGGCCGCCGAGCAGCTCGGTCTTGCCGTTCTTGCGGCCGGTCGACAGGTACAGCTCGCGGTAGCGGCGCACGTAGCGCGCCCAGATCGGCTCGTAATAGACCGTGCCGAACAGCGGCCGGATGATCTCGGCTTCCTCCCACGCGGCGGGGATGAACGCCTGACGCGCCCAGACGCCTTTGGTGTGCACGAGCAGCTCGCGGAAGAACGACATGGCGTGCTCGGCGCGCGGGACGCAGTGATGCTCACCGCGGCGCGAGCAAGTCACGTCGTCAAAGACGCGGCCGCACGGCGGGAAACGTCGGCGGTCTGTCACCCGTTCATCATCGGTGAGCTGCAGCTCGTCGCGTGAGATGCCCGCCGCACGGCGCGCAGCGCGGCGCACAGCGGCCGGCGGCGGCGTGCCCTTGTCAGCGCACATCCCCGGCGCGTGCTGCTCGCTCGCCCGGTCTCGCGCGTACGCGCGCGCGGGCGCACGTGAGAGCGCGCGCGCGCGGGGTGACGCAGCTCACCCCGTCAGGATTTGGGGTTTGCCCTGGTCAGCCACGCATAGTCGAATTGCACGGCCCCGCTGGGGGGCCGGGCACGACACCAGGGAGACACCGACATGACCCGCACTCAGATCGCGAAGGCACTGCGCACCACTGGCGAGCAGGCCGCGATCGCTGACGATGCTGCCGCGCAGGTTGTGCAGCTCGCGGCGCAGGCCGACGAGCAGGCTCAGCAGGCGCAGGCCGACGCTGACGCCGCTGGCGACGCCGTGATGGTCGCCGAGGTCGCTGCGACTGCAGCAGCGTCACGCGCCGAGCTGGGCGCGACGCCGCCCGGCAAGCGCGAGCTGGCCCGGTTCGCCAAGCTCAGCCCCGACGCGCAGGTAGCGGTGCACGCCGTGGCGATGCGGCTGTTCGAGGACAATCGCGAGCTGACGCTGCACGCCGCGTGGCGCAACGCGATGACCGAGGTCGCCAAGGTGGAGGCGGCGAACGCCGCTGTCACCGACAAGCCCGCCGCCGCCGAGCCGAAGCCCGCCAAGGCCGCCAAGGTCGGGCCGACGCTGCGCGAGCGCGCCGACGTGACGCTGCCCGAGGGCCAGATCTCGCCCGAGGGATACGAGCTGGTCAAGGTGACCGGATCGTTCCTGCAGTTCGCTCGCATCGCCGACAACGGCGGGCCGGCGTGGCTGACGCAGTGCACTGCGCACAGCACGACGACGGGCGCTGACAACCGCAAGGCCGGCCGGAATCTCGGTTCGAGCAGCGCGCGTGTCGCGTGGTGCAAGGGCTGCAAGGCCGACGCCGCGAAGGCCGCCAAGGCTGCCGCGAAGTAGCAGCTCGTCACGGGCGGGGGCGCGATCGCGCCCCCGCCCTGCTGCATCTCACACACACAGCGAAGGGAACACCCGACAATGAACGCCATCCCGAACGACGCGCAGTGCCGCCACTGCGGCGAGGGAATCGTGCTGGAGCAAGGACAGTGGGCCACGACGGACCCGCTCCGCGACGGCCCGTGGTACTGCGCCGCGAGCGACAAGCTGCGAGACGCACGCCACGAGCCGGTGACTTTGCCCGACGACCACGAGTGCCCCAAGCAGCAGTTTCTCGACGATCCGATCACCCGCGCCTACGGCGTCGGCGGCGAGATGGTCAGCAGCATCGCGTGCGCGGTGTGCGACGCGCGAGAGGCTGACGAGCTGTGAGCGCCGACGAGCTGCTGACGACCGGCGAGATGGTCATGCTCGCCTGCGGGCACGCCGTCAAGATCGGCGACGGCGACCCGCACGAGCGTGACGCGCTGCTGTGGTGCTTCTCGGCGAGCTGCGACGGGCTGCGCAAGCAGTGGTGGCACGTCGGCGACGGCGCGACGCTGCACTACTTCACCGACGCGCACGCGCACACGGTCACGCGCATCACGCGCACGACGATCACGATTCAGCGCGACGTCGCGACGGGTGACCCGAACTGGGTGCGTGACTTCAGCCCCGGCGGGTTCATGGGTCACACGGCGAACGATCGTGAGCGCAGCTACACATACGCGGCCGACCCGAACGGGACGACGCGCAGCGTGCGACTGACCGGCAAGGGCTGGCGGTCGCTCGGTCAGACCGTCAGCCGTGGTCGCCGCGAGTTTTACGACAGCAATTTCTGATCGCTGACGCGCAGTCACAGCGCCCGTTCCCCAGCCAGGGGGACGGGCGCTTTTGCGTTGCCGCGCGCAGCTCGTCAGCGCGTCGCTGAGACGCGCTGCGACGAGCTGCGACTGATCACGCGCTGACGAGCTGCGACCCGCTCAGCGTCGCGCTGCGCGCCGCGCGTGCGCACGCTCGCGCAGCTCGTCGTCGCGCAGCTC